AAAACTTCTGATAAAATTAAACCAGAAGAATGGATTGAAAATTATTTCGTTCAAGAAACATTTTATGCCGCAGCGTACTATGAATTGACTGGCAAAGTAGTTAAAAAACTTATTACTTTGATGGTTACTCCTGGGGGAGAAGTAAAAGTATTTGACAAAAGGAACAAAGGGGATTATATTAAACTATTAGTACGTTATATTAAGGAATTTGTACATCACAATACTAGGTCAGATGGAGAATGAATTAGAAAAAGCACTAGAAAGTAAGTTCTTTTGTCCATCAAGGTTTGCTCAAGAGATTGAAACTCTTGTTCACTCCAACACAGACATGAGATACATCGACGCGATTATTCATTTTTGCGAAAAGAATAATATTGATGTTGAGTCTGTGCCGAAATTAATTTCTAAACCGCTGAAAGAAAAAATTAAGTATGAAGCAATGGAACTTAATTTTCTGAAGAAGAGTTCCAGGGCAAAACTACCACTTTGAGGAATGATGCCGTTTGATGCCTACCGTTGTTATCTGTCACTAAAGAATCACTTTACAAAAGACAGTTATGATTACCACAAATATTGTGGTAAGAGTCGTGCAACTGTTCAATCATTTTATAAACGTAAAGACCGCTTTTGGTTTGAACGTGTTTCAAGACAAAAAACAGATCAAGAAGTTGTTGATTTTTTTGTATCCAATTTCATTTCATGTACTGACCCAAGTAAACTTTGGATTGGTGAGATGATTAGAGATGGTGATAGTAGGTATGAGAGTTGGAAGAAAAGGAATCAATCACTTTCTTATATCTTTAAAGAAGAAACAACATCTCTGTTTGATGGTAAAAAAGTAGATGAAGTTTTTGATTGTTCTAAGGGACATCCACCCGTTTTAAAAAAGTTCCTGAGCGGGAATATTTCACTGGAGACACTAGTGATCTATGACAAAATCTTCCTGTTCGGGAATAACTTTGATAAGAAATTAAATGACCCAGTGTGGGAAACCGTCAGTATGAAAATGAAAAAATATTCTTCCTTTCTAAATATTGATGTACCACGTTATAAAAAAATCTTGAAAGAAGTTGTTTTGGGAGAAAAATGAGTTTTTTTAATTCTGAAGTTGTCCGTGCTGAGATGGCGGAAATTAGTGAAATGCAAGAAGAGGTTTACCGTAACGTCTTCACTTTTCCCACAATGACCAAAGAAGATAAACTTAAGCACGTTGAACTTCTTGAAAGACTTTTAGATAAACAAAAAGTTTTATTCACTCGTCTTAGTTTATCTGATGATCCTGAAGCAATTGAAATGAAAGAACGTGTCCTTCAGTCAGCTTCAATGATGGGTCTTCCACCTAACGTTGATATGAATGTGATACTTAACAATATGTCTCAGATGCTTGAGGTGATGAAGAAACAGATTGACAAAACGGGTTCCGACCTGTAGAATAACAAGGTACACACAAGCCAAATCCGTACAAATCCGAGGTAATCCTATGTCTTTTGCAGACCTTAAGAAACAATCTTCTCTTGGTTCTCTAACTTCAAAATTGGTGAAGGAAGTAGAGAAGATGAGTAACACCTCTGGCGGCGCTGATGAACGCCTCTGGAAACCAGAAATGGATAAGACTGGCAATGGTTTTGCAGTCATCCGTTTTCTACCCGCACCTGAAGGGGAAGAACTCCCCTGGGCAAAAATGTACTCCCATGCCTTCCAAGGTCCTGGTGGTTGGTACATTGAAAACTCCCTGACTACTACTGGTGCTAAAGACCCTGTTTCCGAATTCAACCGTGAACTGTGGAACAGTGGTATTGATGCAGATAAAGAAACTGTCCGTAAGCAAAAACGTAAACTGTCTTACTACAGCAACATCTATGTTGTGAAGGACCCCGCTAATCCCGCAAACGAAGGTCGTGTCTTCTTGTTCAAGTATGGCAAGAAAATCTTTGACAAGATTATGGAAGCAATGCAACCTGAGTTTGAAGATGAAACCCCCATCAATCCTTTTGATTTCTGGCAAGGTGCAAACTTCAAACTGAAGATTGTGAAGAAGGATGGTTATTGGAACTATGATAAGTCAGAGTTCGATCGTGTTGCTCCGCTGCTGGATGATGACGATGCACTTGAAGCACTCTGGAAGAAGCAATACTCTCTCGCAGCAGTAACTGCTCCTGACCAGTTCAAGACTTATGAGCAACTAGAAGCACGACTGAAGATGGTTCTTGGTCAGAAAACTTCCCGTCCTCGTCTGGATGAAGAAGTTGAAGATGAAGATAACGATCGCGGTTCTTATGTTCCCGACTTTACTTCACGTCGTCCCGAACCAGAACTTCCTGTAGTGAGTTCTTCTAATGACGAAGACGAAGACGATGCACTCTCTTATTTCCAGCGTCTTGCTGAAGAGTGATTATTGATATAGTCTGATATTATCAGCACGTTTTAAGGTTTCACTCTTATACTGAGTGGAACCTTTTTTGTATTTCATTAGTTCGTCCATATCATCATATACAATATTCAGATATTGTGGTTTCAGTAAGTAGATATTTCTTTTATCATCTTCAATCTTAAGTTCATATTCATAATTTGTTACTGGAATTGCAATATTTGTTTGAGTAATATTTCTTTCAAGTCCAGCATCATAGTAATTGATTGAGAAGTTTGATTCAACTTGAAGTCCTTTTGCTACTATAACTACGTCTTGGGTATTTTTTATTTCTGGACTTTCGTAGTGATGAATACCATTATATAAAGTATTGTAATCACCATACTTATTCAAAAGGAATTCATCAAATCTAGTTTGTGGCAATGGCCATTCAGTTTGAACATTGAGAATATTATTTGAAAGAAGAACAACCCAATCTAGTGTTGAATCCCCATAGATTTCAAATGCAACATTGTCTGGTCTATCATCGCCTCTTACTTTGTACTTGGTAAAGTAAGCAAGGTTTTGGAAGATGTCTTCGCGTAACTTTCCTTTCTTAAAAAGATTTTTTACATTGATGTAATCTGATATTCTAGCATCAGGAAGTCTACTGACGTATTCAAAATCTGGAACTTGTCTGAAGTAACTTGGCATTTTAGTAACCTATCTCTTTATCTGGACCATTGGATCCTGTTCCCAATCCATAATCTTCATTAAACACTGGCTCAAGTTCTTGGAACTGCATTGTTATTTCATAAGAAACTAACACACCATCACGGAAAGTTGCATATTGCCCTTCTGGTGTATAATTAACGTTGAAATTTTGTAAAGCACATTCTTTTATCTTACCTATGTATGAATGTTCCTTCCCGCTTATACCTAAGTGTAGATATTGTATTCTAAATGTATGAGGTGCTTTTAGGAAAAGGTTTGATGCAGATCTTTGAGGAGACATTCCCTGTTTAAAAAATCTTATAATTCCTATAATTTCTTTTGCCTCAGCTTGACTTCTAGCTGACATTTTAAAACTAAAATTAAAAGGTCTTAATGTTGGACCTTGAAATAGCAATTCCATATTTGGATTTAGAACTGCACCTTGTGTTCTAGATAGAAGTGAACCCGCATCTGTTCCAACTGCTGCTGCAGCAAATAAAGCTGCTAAACCTGTTGCTGCTTCGCCAGAATTATTTGATATTGCCTCTGCACCTTCTCCTACTTTATCTGCAGCTTTTCCTAGTCCTTGAGTTATTCCTGTTAGTGCTACATTTGCCGCAAATGCTTTGGCTGCATCTAACTCTCCACCATTCCAAGAAGCAGCATTAGTATCAGAAATTCCTGATGGTATTGGTAAAACTACAGAACCTATACCATTTCTTTTTGAATCTCTTTCTGAAAATCCACCTAAACCAGATTGATTTTGAAGATTGCTGAATTGTTTTGCTTCATATTTTAACATTGTGAATTTAACAACATCTTGTTTTGTTTTTGCAATATCAATTGGATACTTTAAAACAGGAAATTGATTTCTTGTTTTTTTATCATTTACTGCTAACTCTGTTTCTAAGTTAATAGGATTTGATCCATCACCTGCAGGATTATCTGCTGCTGCTTTATTAGGACTTCCATTTGTTTTTTCAAATATTTGTTTACTTTCAGCGTCTAAAGTGAATTTGCTTTTAACAGATTCCATTTGATTTTTTGATGTATTCAAATGCTGCTGTGCAAATTGTTTGTCCTGAGCACTTGCATTATTATTAAGAGTCAGTTTACCATTCGCATCTCTTGTACCAAAGACTGTTGGATTAGTTCCCTTTGCATCACTATACTTAACAAGTTCTACTTTATAAGACTTCTTCCCGCTAGAATCTGCAGTCTCTGTAACCTTGGTTGCAGTAAATACTTGGGTCTTATTTCTTACAGAGTTGCCAAGAGTTACTGGAGTAACCTTACTAGTAGCTGTAGTTCCAGATGCCATCAGATATGAGGGTTTTTATTTATTTAGACGGAATTTGCCATACTGTAGTGCCAGTAGTTCATCAAGTTCTTCACGTTTAACAACGTGAAGTTTACCTATAACTTCTTCCCAAGTGTATTGCCTACCTTGTCTCCAATGAAAGTTGAGTCCTTTGAATCCCCATCTCTCCAATGAAGTGCAAGCAATCAGTGGGTGTTGGTCATATTCAATGTCTGGAGTTTTTGGTTTATATAAAAACGTATAGAATTTTCCAGGTTCTGGATATAATACTTCTTCTTTAAATATTTCCATAATGAGCATCATAATATCTTC